GCTATGAGGGAGACTAAGAATAGGTATGCTGAAGACGGAACTATTTCCAGCGCCTCCATTCCTTTGGTTTTAGGGGCAGTAACTATTTTGCCTCTTACCATGTTGGGTTTGGAAATACGGGAATGGATTAAATATATAGGTCGAGGTTTTGATGAAAAAGCCTTTAGGAGCGATACTATGGATTGGAGTACGTATATAGGAGACATTATAGATAGAGCAGGGCCACTTGGGCCTTTTGGTCTAGTTCTTCCCATGCTAGAAGCGGGCGAATTTGGTAAATCGTGGTGGGTTCCTCCTCTTGGGCCTTCTGCGGAACGTATAGAAGATTTAGTCCGCGGGAAAGCTAAATTAATCGACTATGTGCCAGGGGCTGCAGCTATCTACTAAAATTACATGAAGAGGTACTAAATATGGCATACGCATCGACTATAAAACTAGTGGTAGGAGATACGCTCCCAGAGCTTAATTTTACCCTGAAAGACAGTAATACGGCTGCTTCCGGGCAGACTTTGAATGCAGAAAATTCAGATACATGGGCTCCTATTAATATAACAAGTGGAACAGTAAAACTTCGTATACGGGAAGTTGGGTCTACAACGGTGGTTTCTACTATCACCATGACGATTACCAGCGCATCCGCGGGACAATGTAAAACAGTGTTCCCCACTGATACTTGGACGGCTGCTGGTACTTTTGAGGGGGAAGTTGAGTACACTACCTCCGGGGGTGGTATACAAACGGTACAGGACTTTGTGAAGTTTGTAGTGCGGGATGATTTCGACTAATGGCGTTTAAGTTTACAGTTGACCACCAGAATATATCGGCGGTTATTGATGATGATCTATACCAGGCCTTGCGGGCCTTGTCCACGCATGAATTAATTTCTCTTGCGGATATTTACCTGGATCCAAACAGTCTGAATCGTTATTTTACGGCTCAGACGGACAGCCCTCATGCTCTTACTGTTACAGCTACTGAAAATCTTACATATAGTTTAGCAAAAGCTCTAACTGATATAGCTTCTGTAGCAGAAAGCCATGTTATGTCTATATCTAAAGGAGCTTCTGAAACGGCTACAATATCGGAGTCTTTTGCAAGAACACTATCTTGGGCACGTACTTTTACAGAAACGCCTTCGGTAGCAGAAGCTATAGCATTAGCTCTTTCGCATCCCGAATCAGATTCTACTTCTGTGGGGGAAAGTCATGCTATGTCTGTCGGACAAGCGTCATCAGACGCATTTGGGTTTAATGAGACAACTGTTTTTAGTTTGGGTATTGCTACTAATGCTGTTAATAATGTTGCCACTATGAGCGAAAGTCATGCTATAAACCTATCTAAAATACTCGCTGATTCAGCTACTATATCCGAAAGTTTTTTTGCTGTCTTGGTAGGACTTCCGAGCAGTGTTTTAAATGAGCGAGTGTTAAATACATCAACTTTAAATAGTTAGAGGGTTCTATAATGTTTAACGAAGATTTCAAAATAACAGGTAATGTAAAATTCGAGATGAACGGGGAGCTTATACGTGAAGTTCCTAATCTGGTAACAACCGCCGGTAAAGGTTTTGTTGCTGCAAGTATGCTGAAAACAGATAGCAACAGCCCCGTGGCCATGACCCATATGGAATTAGGCACTGGAACAACTAACCCAGATGCTGGTGATACTACTTTGGAGACAATAGTAAGTGGTAGTAGAACTGCCGTAGCTACTCCTAGTGTTTCAGGAGCAGTAGTTACTTATGTTTGTACTTTTGCGGCAGGTACAGGCACTGGCGCATTAACTGAAGCTGGTATTCTTAATGCCAGTTCTAGTGGTACTTTACTTTGCAGAACAGAATTTGCTGTTATAAATAAGGGCGCAAATGACGCTATGACGGTAACGTGGACTATAACGGTGTCTTAAATGACTATTAAATTCACCAATAACGCTGAGACCTTACTAAGTACCAGCAGTTTAGCTGATGATGATACGAGTGTGGCTGTAGATGATGGTAGTGTGTTCCCTGCCTTATCTTCTGGTGAATTTTTCTACGCCACTCTTATACGGGCAGATGCACTTACTACTAGGGAAATAGTAAAAGTTACGGCTAGAAGTGGAAATACTTTAACTATAGTAAGAGCCCAGGATAATACTTCTGCCCTTACATTTAGTGCCGATGATCTTATAGAGCTTCGTATAGTAGCTGCGACTTTGGAATCCTTAAAAGCCGCTGATGAATTAACTACTGGAGATGCTGCTGTAACCTTATCTACTAGTGCAGGAAATATTACGATTGATGCACAGGGCAACGATACTGATATTATCCTAAAAGGTACAGATGGTAGCTCAGATACAACATTTTTAACGATAGATGGAAGTGACGCCGGTAAAGCAACATTTAACAACGAAATAGTCTCAGGGGCAGTAATTACTTCTGGCGCCGGTTTAGTTATCGCGAATGCCGGTAATATTGGTAGTGTATCTGATACTGATGCAATTGCGATCGCTTCTAATGGTGTAGTTACTTTTAGCCAAATTCCTGTTCTTCCGGCGGATACAGTTGCATTAGATGACATAGCAACAGGTGATGCAGCAGCTACATTAGCTACTACTACGGGCAACATAACAATAGATGCAACAGCTAATGATAGCGACATTATTTTTAAAGGAACTGATAATACTTCTGATATAACAATGCTTACGCTTGATGGTAGTGAAGCAGGAGCAGCTACCTTTAATGATAAGATTATTGCTACTGAACTTGATATTTCAGGGAATATAGACATAGACGGCACTGCAAACCTAGACGCAGTAGACATTGATGGAGCCGTTCAGATTGATTCTACGGTTACGGTAGGTGTCAATGACACGGGTTATGACGTTAAATTCTTTGGTGACACTGCAAGTGCATACATGCTCTGGGATACGTCCACCGACGATTTAGTTTTAGCAGGTGCTGCTGGGCTTGTTATTCCAGACGACGGCACAATCGGTAGCGCTTCAGACACCGATGCGATTGCCATACGCTCTGACGGGAATATCGGTATCGGTGTGGTGGCTTCAGACACAAAGCAAGTGTATGTCTATGACAATACGACCACCGATCAACTCCTGAGCCTGTATCAAGCCAATGCCGGAAACGGCCAAGCTGGAATTTACCTTACGAAGGAGGGGACGGGAATCGGAATTTATGGACAGGTCAACTTGGGTACAAGTTCAGCCATTTATGGCCACCACAACGGAGATTCCTCAAACGTTGGAATCGGAACACGCGGCCATTCTGTTAGCGGGTACGGAGTTTACGGACGAACAGGATCTACGGTATACGGCGGTGTTATCGGGTTTAGCGCAAGTGGCAGTAATTACGGGATCTTAGGTCACGGAAATACGCATGGACTCTATGCCACATCCGTCTATTGCATTGGCACGTTGTTCAAAGGCGTCGATAATTTTCGCATCAAGCATGGGTTGCGAGAAGGATATGATTTATTCCACTCAGTTATAGAAGGTCCCCAAGCAGACCTCATATATAGAGGGAAGGTCGAGTTAGTAAATGGTCAAGCATCCATTGATATTGATAGTTATTACGACATGACCCCCGGCACGTTCGTTTGGCTCACAAAATCTGACAGTGTGCAGACGTTCACAAGTAATGAGACAGGGTGGGATGCAGTTCGCAGTTCTTTCAGCGGAGACACGATCACAATCGAATGCCAAAATTCTTCATCCACTGACACAATAAGCTGGATGGTAATCGCGGAACGTGGCGATCCGACCTTCAGAGAAAGCGAGGTGACAGACGATGACGGTAACATGATTTTGGAACGTGAGAGCGAACCGCCACCACCACCGCCACCAGAGGGTTAGTAAATGAATGTAGCTGAAGCACAATCCCCAGAGGGTAAAATAGAAACTATTGACTATGATGGAGTCAAGTATGCAATAGAGGATTTACCTCCTAGGATAATTGAAGGTTTTAAGATGTTGATCAAACTGCAAAACGAGATTGTGGAACAGTCATATCAATTAAAGAAAAGCCAAGCAGCCCAAACAGGTTTATCTATGGAGCTAAAAAAGAATATTGTAGAAGATAAAGTTAAGCCTGCACCAGATATACGAGCTGTACCAGAACCATTGGCAGACAAATATAACTAATATGCCAGCAGAGACTACACAGAATACCAGGTGTACGTGGTACACACGTGGTGAGGATAAACTTGATAAATTGTCCGAAGCCATTATCTCTATTGCGCGCATCGAGGAACGTGTTGCCACAGTTCTTAAGCATATTGACCGTTTTTTTATACGGTTAGACCGCTTAGAACAAAGGCTCGATATTGTAGAAACTGAAACTGCTTCGCAAGGAAAAGCCTTGTCTTTTACAGAGCGGTTTTTTTGGCTGGTTATTACAGCAGGAGTCGGTGTAGTTGTGTACGTTATGAAAGCGTAAAAGATGATGTGACTATGGACAATGAACCGATAAAGAAAAAAGTCGAGCTTGAGGTAGAGGTGACACCTAATAATATTGGTGTGAATCCGTACCAAAAATGGATCCACATAGCGAAGACTGTAGATGCCTGGAGGATTTTTCCTCGAGTATTTGTTGGTGTGTATATTTACTTGTTGTATGAAGTGGTGATGTGGTTCATGACTCTGGACACGCCAAACCTTGAGCAAGCTGGGCTTGTTTCAATTTTAGTTGGGGCAATGGCTGCAGTGTTTGGTATTTATGCGGGTACAGCGGGCCAAAGTAAAAAATTCAAAGGTGAAGATTGATGAATAGAGACCTCTTAATCACGGAATTGAAACGGGATGAAGGCGTAGAACTTAAGGCCTATCAGGATACGGTGGGCATATGGACCATTGGCATTGGCAGAAATCTCCAGGACGTAGGTGTCTCGATGGATGAAGCGGAGTACATGCTAGCTAATGATATTGATGTAGCCGTAGGTGAACTGCAGCGTACTTTCGGCTGGTTCGAAAGCCTTTCTGATGCAAGACAGCGTGTTTGTGTCAATATGTGTTTTAATTTAGGTCTATCTAGACTACTTGGATTCAAAAAGTTTATTGCTGCAATGGCAATAGGAGACTGGAAAACGGCTGGTGTTGAAATGCTCGATTCGAAATGGAGCAGACAAGTCGGAGTTAGGAGTACTCGCTTAAAAGATTTGTTATTGGAGGGCTAAGTGGCGTACCTAAAGTTAATATCTTTCAGCGGTATCGCCCCGCAGATTTCCCCCAGGCTTTTAGGGGAAACTCTGGCCCAGACAGCAGAAGATGTTATCTTGGACAGTGGACGTCTTGTCCCCCTTCGTAATAATTCGCCTGATAACGACTCTTTTACTTTAAATACTGCTGGTCAGAACTCTATTTTTAAGTACGAGACGGGCGGTAATGACTACTGGTTGGAATGGGCGGATGAAGGTGTTGATGTAGTTCTTGGTCCCATTGCTGGGGATGCCACTGATCGTGTGTATTGGACAGGGGAAAGTGGTTCTTTTCCACGTATGTCGAATGGCACACTAGTAATCACGGGCGGCGCTCCTTATCCTCGAGCTTCTTATCGTTTAGGTATTCCTATCCCTGAAAACACAATAACTACGGTTACTAGTGGCACTAATGTTGCGGGGACGGCTATCACTTTTGACGGGTCAAGTGCTTCTATTGTTATCGTAGCTGATGAAACTATTACGCTTACTACGGCACAGTACGATAGTTTGTCGGCGGGTGAGGTAGTCCAGTACAAGGATGGAGGAG